AAACCTAGGTCCCCATGTGCTGTTGTTGTTTTTGGTGGATTAAACTCTAATCTATTTCTTTCGTTTGCTGCTGTTAAAACTTCTTCTCTGTATATTGCAGAGTTGTCTAATAAAATATGATATGCATACTCATAATCTTCTGCATTTTCTATATCATAAACTAAAACATTATTTTCATAAACTTTTAAAACTCTATTAGAGTCATGCCAAATTGGTAAATAATCTGTTCCTTGACCAACAACATTTAGTACAAGTTTATGGTTATAAAAACCATCTCCAACATATGTATCAATCATTGATCTTGCAATTAACTCATACTGCTTATACTTAGCAACATCAGATGCCGTTGTTCCATAACCTGATGGATCTACATATGGTCTTGTTATTGTTAAATTTTCTTCATATAAAATGTGTTCATGTTCTGTATCATAAAATCTAATTAAAAAGTCACGATCAAATTGTACTTTTTCAAGTGGTAATTCATAAACTAATTTACCATTTGCATCTGAAGATATATTAACTTCTTGAACTGAGTGGTCCACCAAATCCTCAATATAAACAATGTACTCATAATTTGCGATAGGCAAATTCCATGTAGTTGTTAAAGGATAAGGTGGAACTCTCAATACTTCCATTTAGCGACCAAACTCCTTGGCTACTTCTTCTGGTGTAGCAAGACGAATATGACTTCTCTTAAGCCATGCTTCTGCTTGATCTGGTGTTACAATATTGTAACCACGATATACCTTACCTACTCCTGGCAGGCTTACATTCTTTGTAGAGTGTACAGCAACTGTTTTCTTTTGTGGAGTAGCAGCAGGTTTTTCTGGTGTACGCTCAACTTGTGTTGCTCCAATTACACCATCTGCAACAGATCCCATACCTTGAACCAAATTACTTGATGCAAGATTGTCTGTGCTTATAACTCCAGAATTTTTTGATTCTTCTGCTGCAGCAATCTTATACTTCTCCCATGGGGAAACATCTGATGCTGGTTCTTCAACTGGTGCTGGTTCTGTTACAGGCATAGGAGCCTCAGTTACTGGTTCAGCGACAATTGATTGTTCTTCAGCAGTTTGTGCTGGAGTTGTTTCATTATTTAAATTATTTTCTTCCATTATTTAACCTCCTATGTGAACTATTATAACAGAATACTAAAAATTAAGAGGGGGAGGAGATCGTTCCCCTGCCCCCTCTCAAAGGTTACTGTTTACAGATTATGCATCTGCAGCAGCGTCTGCCCAAACGATTGAATCTTCTTCTTCCCATTGAATACCAAAGCGAACGAAGACGGTATACTCAATTGTATCCTTCTTTGCCTTGTATTCACGGTTTACGACGATGTCTCGTTGGAAGCCCCATACACGATTCTGTGGGAATGTCAAATCGACATATCCTTCTGGATAGTAAGGAACTTCTTGAACATCAATTCCGAGAACACGAGTTGTACGTGCTCCACCGAATGTTTGTCCATTACCTTCAAGATATGCTTGACGGTTTTGTGCAGTACCAGCAACACGGTTGCCCATTGCTTCTGAGATTGCATCAGCAAGGGTACCATTGTGCTTTACGATGCCTGCAAATGTATCTGTACCAACATAGAACTTAAGATTGTTCTTAAGAGCACGATACTTACGTGGCATTGCAAGAATAATATCTTGCATAACTTCTGGTGTCCAAGCGTTGTTAGCAACGGTAACAGCAGCCTCATGTGAGTCTCCGTTATCCTTATGCTTCTTGATAAAGCCCTTCATAATTGAAAGGAAGTTACCAGTTGATCCATCACCATTAATGGCGAGGTCTTCAATATCGTTAGCGAATGCGTTGGTCATCAAGCGAACAAGATGATCTTCAAGCGCAGCCCCCTCAATATTGTCTTCTAGTGCTTCAGCAGATACTTCCCAATCGAGACGAATCTTCTTGGTTGTAAGTTCTACCTTGCTGAATGTTGCACCAGTGTTAGTGTAATCACCGACACCTTGAGCAGCAGCACGAATAACTCGTTCACCCACGTTAATCTTTTCGAGTTCCATGGTGTTTGCTCTCATTGTGACACGGCGACCATCCTGGGCGAGAACTGTAGCGTCCCAAACGTAATCAATGAAACGCTGTGCCTGTTCAGGGCGTAGGATACCGCTTCCAGCCTCACCTGAAGGATTTACTGCATTTGGTCCTGTTGTAAGACCAAGGTTAGCGTTTGGAATGTTACCAAGAACGCCACCATCAGTGTAATTACCAGGTACGTTAGAACCTGCATCAGATCCAGATGCGAATGCACCCTGTGACTGATAAAGACCTGGTGTTGTTCCACCGAGTTGTCCAGATTCTCCTGGTTGGTTTTTCTTTATTTCTTCCGACATATTGTCACCTCCAAGTATTTTACTTATCTAAATAAGTCGGCTGTTTTGAGGAAACGTCCGCCCCATAGGGATTTTTCCATCATTTCTGATGGTTGTTCCTGAACGATCTCGCCTAGATCGCCAGACTTTCGAAAAGCAGTATCTGCTTCTACCGCATCAACACGCTTTCCAAAATTATTAAAACGGTCATTAATTGCAGCAATATCTTTGGCAACTGCATCTAATGAACTCTTTACTGCATCTGTATCAACTTTGCTTGACTTAAGTACTTCTACTTCTGCCTGCAAAGATTTTACAGTTTCAACTAAATCGCTAAAGGCTGTTGAGATTGTGCTCTTGATGTCTGCTATTGATTCAGCAATAACTTCATCTGATTTCTTCTTTGCCTTAGCCTCTTCTTCCATCTCAGCATCTGGACCTTCTGCTGCATCTTCTGCAGCATTTTCCTCATCTGGATGTGGCTTCTTTGCAGCCTTTTCTGTATCAGCAACTTCAGTTGTTTCAACAACAACTTCATCAGCCTTTTCAGTTTCGACTACAGGAGTTTCGGCAACTGCCTCTGGAGCGATTTCTTCTGACTTAGTAACTTCGACTTCTTCAGTCTTGTTCTTTTTTGCCATAGGATTTTCCTCCTTTGAAATCTTAGCATCAATGCCTTTAGCACTATCTACTAAGAATTTGACTATATCCATTTTTTCGTTGTCTTCTTTTTCAACGAAACCTATATTCTTCATTTCATTTCCAGTAACTGGACTTGTTACTGTCTCTTGATCTGAAACCATTACTATTCCAGATTCTGCATCATAAAAAACATTTTCAAGTGCAACATCTGCACCCTTAACAACATCTACGCCATCTACTTTTTCAACAGACATAATGTTTGCAAATTGATTTGCTGGGGAATCTACAAGACTCAACTCAACAAGATCATAATCTTTAATAATTCTAATTGTGGAATCTGATTTCTCATCATATCCGTCATCCCACTTATTCATTCTACCGCCGATAGAAAAACCAGTGTAGGTTCCATCAATAACTTTTTCCCAAGCATCTTGTGCGCCTTTTGAAATATAAGCAGAAACAAAAACTCCATTATAAAACTTTTTAGAATCTGGATCAAAATATTTATCTTCTTTAAATGAAACCATTTTGCCAACAGCAGATGGTTGATGCATTTCACGAATGTTTCCACGGAATGCAGAGAATGCTTTCATTGATGCCTCTGTTGTAACTATATCGCCTTGTTTATCAACATTATCAAGAGATGCAAAACCTGAGACGATACGTCTCTCCTTATCAACCTTCGCAAATGGAAGGGAAAGTCTTACTGAGTCGCCAGTGGTGTCCCAATGGGCTTTAGATATAGTCATACTAGAATATATTATAGAGCCTTTTTTACACAAATGTTAATAAACTGTGCATAAACCTGTGGATAGTTATTGTGATGATCTACCCTCGCCCTTTGGATTTCTACCAGCAACTGTGGCAGGTCCATCGGATTGGTTGTTTAATCTTTCTCCATCCCGTGCACGATTAGCATTATCATTTGCTGTATCTTGTGGCTTAGGTTGGAAAGGCTCGTCCCCTCCTTCCCGTTGTGGAAGTCCAAGGACTGTTCTTGCTTCGTTAGGAAGCATGACCTGTGTCTTGACATATCGTTCCAAAATTTGAGACTGTGCTATCTCATCTGTTAATGTAAGTTCTTTAAATTTAAGTACTAAAATATCAGTTTGTTCTTTAATAATCTTATTTAATATTTTTTCTAATTCTCTTTGTGCAGGTCTAGCAACTTGTTCTTTAAATGTACGATCTTGAGCAAGTGCTGCTGCTACTCCGCCAGACTCTCCTCCACCAATCTTAGATAGTGGGACTTGATGCGCTATCAAAATATCATCACGATTTTGTTTACGATACTTTTCAAAAGAACCTTCCTGAACACCATTCTCAATTGGCTCCATCTTGAAATCAACTTTATTTGTATCTGTATCTCCAGGAAGTGGAATGTATAAAGTTCTATGTGATTGTCCTTTAAGGTTTGTCTGTAAGAATCTAAACATCTTGTCTTCTGCATCTGCAGAAAGACGAGCACCCTTTAGTGTAACTACATATCTTGGAACAGCCTTATTGCTAAAGTAATCAATATTATACTGAGATGCTAAATGATCTCCATGTAGTGAATTGATTGCAGATAAAATATCTGGAACTCCATAGAATGTATTGAGTGGTGAGTATTGCTTAAAATGAATAATCTCATTTGGCCTTGGATCTGCAGTAATTGGGTTTGGATTGTTTGCACCAAAGTTTCTAAAGTAAACAACCTTTTGACCAATAATTTGAACATATCCATCACGAACTCTACGAACACGAACAGTTGTTGCTGGAATATGTCCTACATAACCAATCTGTCCAGTTGTAGTTCTACCAATTTCAAGATAGCCATTTCCAATTGCTTGCATATCTGTATAAACTTTTGTCATTGTTGTGGTAAATGAATCATCATCATTTAGAGATTCTAGCCAGGCATGCATTTCAATCTTGGCTCTTTCAATTCTATTTCTTGCTCTTGATACTTGCTCTTTATCTTGATTAGATTCAAGACGCAACATTGTGCTTGGAGAAATCTCAAAGTCATAACCTAGACCAACAATGTTTTCTACCTTAGCATCAATAGCAGCATGATTAGCAAAAGATGTATCATAATAATTAGCAAGTTCATAAACATTCCAAGGTGGTGTAATTACATCAAATAGGCCGTAGGCATTTCTGTATACAACACCAGGATTAATTTCTTTTGACTTTGCCCCGTCGATTCCTCGTTGTTCTGCCTTTGCACTATCAAGATATCCTTGAGCATTTTCTGGTGCAAGAGCCTTTTCTACAAGTCTAGTTGTTCTACGCTTAAAATTATTTTCTAAACCATTATAGGTTTTAAGAACATCCCAAGAACTATTAAACGGATCATCACTTTTGAATTGCTCTAATGGGCTAGATAGATTATCGATATTTGCCCCAATGATAAATTCTTGATCGTCTGACATTAGTCCTGTACTCCATATTTCTTTATAGTTTGTTGTGCTGCATGTACTGCTCCAAGGTCATTAAGATTTGGAATTAATCCCTCTCTCATTCTTTGGCGCTGCTCTTCATATTCTTCATCAGATACACGATTCAATCCAGGGAAAAATATGGCCTCCCCTTCTGGCTCTCCGTAATGTGCTGCAGCCTTTTTTAATTCTGCAATTTTTGATATATCACCCTTCATTGAAGGTATATTTAAAATGTTTCCTTGGCCATCTGTAAACCATTTGCCGTTTTGTTTTTTCCATACATAGATACCCCAGTCATAGTTTTTATCTATAACTTTAATCTTAGACTTACCAATTTGGCCTGGAATATTCGGTTTCATTACCACAAGTATACCACATTATACTGGGTCTGATATTTGTGCTTGCCAAACCAAATCTTGGAATGCAGTATATTTGTAGTCTTTAAACCGAAGTGGGCGTGTGTCATCAATAATAATTTTATTAGTGCCAGTATATGCTTTATATAAGTCTGCTGGATTAACACCATAATAACTTGATGATGATGCTACAAGGACACCTTTCCATACATAGAAATCTGTCCAATATTCCCAATCTAGAGGTCCGTCTAGACCAAACTTAACTCTAGCCCATCTTCTTTTATCTACCTGCTGAATTTCTTGTAAACTTGTTGTTTGATAATAAGATAAATTGTCAAAAATAATAGGACCATTAATCATAATTGTTCCAGTGTACGATTTAAAGTTTAATACTGTTGGGAATCCAATTCCTAGCATTGTCCATTCCCCGACATTTATTACTGGATTCTTGACAACGCTTCCATTAATATAATAAGAAATACCATCATACAAAGTTCCAGTGTTTGCATCAATTGCATAAATTTTTGCTCTTTTACCACTAGGGTGATCTGCAATCATATAAAATTTAATTGTTTTTGCTTTAGCATTTACTTGCATAATTTGTGTTGCGCCATATGGGAAGAAGTCATAATTAAATCTAACTAATGACTGCATAGCCATGACCTCATAGTTTGCAGCCTTATTTGGATTAACCTGTATGGCAACTCCACGATTAATTAATGGATCATAATCACCACGAATTTCTAATCCAGAGTATTTAGTTAAATATAAATATGGAGAAGATCCTTTGTAAATTGTTATTGGGTTTCTATATTTATAGTTGTAATAATATCCTGTATTAACATATGGATAAACATCAGCGCCAAATCTTGTTCCAATATTATTTGCTGTATCATAGTTATATGCTTGAGATGCTAACTGTAAAGACTTTACTTTAATTGGTTTATTATAAATTCCATCGACATCAAATTCAAAATGAACTCTAATGGCTAACTTATCAAATGCAATACCACTTGGTGGATAAATTAAAACATTATCAACAACCTCATACTTTGTATTAATCCAATCAGATCCAGGTTTAATTACTCCGTTTTTAGGGACACTTTCTTGATTAACAAAAAACCCATCTGCTGCATTTGCTCCAGTTTCAAGATATTCAAATGTTATATATGTTTTTAAAATTGCATCAGATGTATCATAATAGTACGACTTAATAGATCGTTCTGCTAAATCCTGATAATTTTGATAACCAGTGTATAAATAATTATCTAAGGAATCGTAAGATCTTTGTAATGGGAAAGAATATTGTGATTGTAATTCTGAATAACTCCAGCCATTTGGATCAATTATTTCAGATACCTTGAATTTTGTAGGAGCAGGATAGTTAACATTAAATTGAATAAAGTCTAAACCTAAACGAGAATCGCCATATTCATCAGTTATAAATTGAGCAAAATATGTAAGAGGAATATAATCTTTCCAGGATCCCTTAACATCTACATCTAAATAAAAATTATCAAAATAAGACTTTGGACCTATTCCAACACTAGGCTTATGGTCATTAAGTTTTGTTGGCATAAAGTCAGCAGCATTAAAAGTTCCATCTTCTGTATTAAGATAATAGTCCCAAAATTCTTGATCAGATTCTCCGCCGTTGTAGTCTATGTCCCAAGAATATAAACTAAATATATTTTCGTAGTCTTTAGGAATTCCTATATCGTTAAAAAGATTTTCAACATCTTTAACATTTTTTTCTGAACAAATTCCCACTTTATAAATATTGCCTGTAAATGTTTTTGTAAATTCTTTTGTTCCGCCAATATACATTTTAAGCGGTGCTGTGTTATTAAAAAATGCCAAGATGTTTCCACCAAAATGATTTTTAAATTTTTGAATTTCTATTCCTACAGCAAATCTTTTATCATTATCTATAGACGTTGCCTCATATAAAACTTGCTCGTTGTTATTATATTTAAATAAATATCTAACCCCCATCTGATAAGACTCTATTGAAAAATAATTTTGATTTCTACTATCTTCAATTCTAATTAAAATCTGGGAGTCACCCGTGTAGTTTGCTTTCTTTTTAAATATTCCATAAAGACCATAGATTGGCAAATTGGATGCTTCTAGATCATCAAAGTATATATACGAACTAACAGAACTCCAAGAAGTATCTGGCTTTAAATTTAAAAATAATCCGTGAGTGTCTGTTGTGCAGGACGCAAGCATTTGTTTTTGTGTTTTTGTTGTACTATTTGTAATAATTTGTGGAGCATCAAATTTAGGTACTGTTAAGTAATTATCTTCAACTATTATATTGTCTAACGATGCCTGTGACCATGAACCTAGGTCTGGATAGTTATAGTTCTTTGTATAGTCTGCAAATGAATAATCAAATACTACCGATTCCCCGCCATAAGATGCATTTAAATTTTCTGGATATTGAACGCCCTGTCCGTACACAAATCTGCGCTTTGCAACAAGTAGTGGAACTAAATAATTATATAAAGCAACACAGTCTATCTCAATAGGTTGAATATCTTCATGTGCATAAAATCCAATCCAGTCTTGGCTTTTGCCACTATTGTTAAATGATTCTGGCAATAACAAAGAGTCTGCATTTAGTTGAATAGAAATGATTTCTTCTCCATTTAACAATAAAGACGATACCTCTGGAGAATATCTCCAATGTATGAGCATTGGCCTTTCCCAATGTCCAACATAGTATGAAGAATAATTATCATTAATCTTTAATATTAAAAAAGGACCATTTACATATATTCCATCATCTGATGATATAGGGCCGACTATTCTTTTTAATTCATTTGAAGAATTTTTTGTTCTAATCCAAAACTCTAAAGAAAATTTTTGATACTTTCCTGAATCGCTCATCATTCCTCCAGATGGAATTATAAGAGATGGCTTATTTGGATTTGCATATAATTTAGTTACATTTTTAGATCCAAAAACTAATGGTACTCCAAAATTTTTAGCAGACAAAGCATTTTGATTGACAAGGTAATACCCATAGTTTTCTGCTAGTCCGTAGGCCTTTGCTTCGACAACTTTAGATGTATTTAATGCAATAGTTGATGGAAGATTTATTGATGCTGCACCTAATGATTGAGACTGAAACTCTTCACACCATTGGCCAAATGTAATTCCGTTTGTATAAATAATACAATCTGTTGGAGAGATGGTTCCGTCTCCAATATAGTTTATTTTTATTACTAACCTTATTGGCAAATCAGTGTCTTCTGGACTAAATGTTTCTGATATAAAAAACCATCTATCTGTTATAGATGCGTCATAACTTTTTAAAATATCAATATATTCATCTTGTGCACCGTCATAGTATCTATATCCTATTTCTACATTTAGAGCAAATGGACTTAATGTATAAAGATAAGTTCCTATAGAAAATGTTTTTAGTGTTTCGTTTAATTCTGCTAAAGTAATTATATTTGGACTTACTAATGTAACAGAAAAGGCTCCGTCAAAAACAGAAGTAGGTGTTATCTTATTAATAACGCTGTCTGGAAATGGTGCACTAACTAGTTCTTCTGTTGCCTGAGATGTTCCATTATCAATTTCCCAAGTAGATGTTGCTCTTTGTGCTTCTGAAATTATAGATACATAGTCAGCCTGATCATCAAGTGCCCACAAAAATTGTGGATGCTCTGCATATATTTTCTCTGCGTATAAATTTGATGGGCTAGACATTATGAGTCTATTTTATCATACTACGCAGATATTTTTATTTCACAAGCATCTGTAGTGCAGTACATTTCTCCCTGCGCTTCTAGATTTTCAGCACCGTCATAAATAGCAGACCAATCAATCTTTTTAATTTGTCCAATATAACTATCGTATTCTTCTTTAGTTATTTGGGTATATGGTTGCTGAGGATAAATGGTATTTCCCATCGGCAAGAATGAGACTGCTTTTAATTGTCCCTCGTACATATGAAGTGCAGGCGCTACATGCTTTGCTTCAGTTTCTTTGTCAAATGAAAGCGTTACAGACACGCCATTATCTGACCAATATTTCTGAGCGGTAGCAGCAAGCGCAATCTTCTCAAACAATGTGACATCTTTTTCGGATCGTGGATGTCCAGAGTGCACTGGGAAATAAACGACAGTTGTATTCGCAGATACAAGGTCAGCCTCCATCTTATATCCTGCAGCCTTGAATAAGTGAATCATTGGGTCGGTATTCCCAAAACGAATTGCTCTTAAGAAATAATCTCCACCTGGTGCCCAGTGTACTCCTGGAGTTGCGCCAGAAAGAATTGATACAGACCCTGATGGCTTTACAGTTGTGACCCTAATGGACTCACGAACGCATAACCATTCAGAATAACTATGATCATATTTACGAATAGTATTATAGCCTTCGTCCATCCATTCACGCACAATAGGTAAGCCATGTTTGTCTGAGAATGAAGCAATACCTGTAAGAGATGTTCCAATACGACGATTGCGTTGCATGATTCCATTTGTCTGTTGCCAATGAGTAGGAATCAATGTAACTGTTTTGCCGTAGAGATATGCAAACTTAAGTGTTCTCAAAAAGTCTTCTTTTGATTCATGGCGATTTAAATGTACCTCGACCAAAGTGCACAACTCGTATGATTCCAATGGCTGTTCTGCACAAGGGTTAAAACCCATAACCCTATAATCCTTACCATCGGCAGGATCTTTCAATCGACCATAGTTACGAGCAACATCAAGCCAAATAAAACCTGGCTCTCCGTTGTTTACTATTAGATCTACATAGTCTTCGTACTTTGTGCCTACCGTCGCAGCAATGGAATTATTTGACATCCATGCCCACCCTGGATTTTCTGGATCAAATGAATTACGCTCTGGAAAAACCTCAGCGTTCTTCAAATTCATAAAGTCTTTATCTTCTGCTGCACCCAAAGCCAGAGTAGCAGACCTTCTAACATTTCCTGATACCACACAGGTACCAATGAGGTTAACTATATCTACTATTGCTCTTGAGTCAAGGGTTTCTCCTGCTCTACCGCCGATTACAGCCTTGATCTGCTTGTGTAACTGTATAAGTGGTGCAGGACCGCTTGCTGTGCCTCCAAAACCCTTAATAGGGGCACCTAAAGGCCTAATAAGGTCATAGTTAAACTCTTGAATGTACATGTTAGGCTTTAAATATGAATTAATAAGCAATCTAACAGACTCTACCCATCCTTCACGGGTATCTGGTATTTCATATACTTGTGGTGGTTCTGTAGGGTCATAAATAGGAAGATTTTTCTCCCCGCCCAAAGTATCAAACCCTACGCCTACGCCCATCATAAGAGCATCCATAACCCAACCAAATAATTGGCCTGGATCGTTACGATCTATGTCCTTTGTTGAAACCATAGCGCAGTTTTGTAATGCAGCAGAGTTTTTCTTTTCCATAGTAAGAGCGGTACCGAAAGACCACAGACCTCTTCCTGGGGGGGTCCACTTTAATTCAAACAAACGCTGATAAGCCTCTTTAGCAGAAGCCTGTGCTTTATAGTCATTCCATGGAAGTCTATTTTCTTTAGCATGATTCTTCTGTGCTGAATACATACCCTCGATTACTCGACGACAAACCTCATGCCATCTTTCTTTAGTTCCATCTTCCTTCATACGGGAGTAGGTACGGATAAATGTAATCTCTCCTAATGAATTACCACCAGCATCTGTAAAACCGAATGGTGGTTCCTTTGTTTTATACTCATTTATAAACTCTTCAGACAAACGAAAACTAAAAAAATCAGACACTGATTTGCTCCTTTAAAAACTATTATTGATTAAGTATACCAGAGTTTTTGTTTTATGCAAACTCTAATGTTATTATTGAGGTTTACTGTTTAGTGAATCCAGTGTTGCGGAACCATATACTTAAAACCACTCTTTACTAAATGTGCAGTATGGTGATATGGTGGTGATGGTGGAAACACTATCACACTTCCCGCTTTTGGTTTTACAAAGAAATTATATGTTGATGGATTGGCCTTAGAAAAATCTTCTGCTGGAGTTGGTCCTTGAATAGGTCCTTTAGGATCTCTAATTGTAAAAGAAATTTCTCCGCCTTCATAATCATCATTAAGATACATAACAAAAGAAACTTTTAATCTTTCGTCACCCTCTTGTTGATCAAAGTGTGCACCCATAAATGTGCCAGCCATATACTTTTTAATTGGATACATAGGAAATAGTTTTGGCTCTTCTGTAATTCCTTGAGCCTTTGCATAGTCTCTTGCTACATCATCAAATGCTTTTTGTAAAGTTTGATAAATGTAATCATTTTTTTCATCTGTACCCTCTGTAGGTTTGATGGTTTTGTCAGTTCCATACACATATGGTTGACCACTACATGCCATCCACTCGCCCCACTCATCCTGGTTATCTTTTTCAATTGCCTGAACAAGTTTGGCTGGATCTTCAATTACATTTGTGTAATAATAAACTTTTTCTTCTAATATTTGTAGATTCATCTTAACTCCTTTAGTATTTATTGTTATCATAAAAGCCTCTAACTTTTATGAACCCAACTAAAACATATCTAATTGGACCTTCTCCTACATGTCTTACGCCATGCTCGTACTCTTCGTTCCCTGGAAATATAAGCAGTTCTCCTGGCTTTGGCCGTAAATCTATATTTTTATTTTTAAAAAATAGAGTTCCGTCCGTGTAGTCATCATTAATATATAGTATAGCAGCATATCTAATAGATGGGTCTGTATGCTGGTCGGTATGAGCCTTTAACTCTACTCCTTTTTGCATTCTTTGTAATGTTGCAAAGCCAGTCAGCATTAGATCTGGATGGTTGATTGCAATAAGTGCATGCATTCTTGCTTGTAATGTAGCAGATATACTAGAGGACCCAATATCAAGATTTTTATCATCCCAGCCTTTTGTTATTTCATATTTGCCCTCAGCAACTAAGTTTTCTACATCATCTCTTCCAAATTTTTCTAAACAAAATCTAGCAAGACTTTCTCTATATGCCTTAAACCAAGTTTCTTCTGGTGTATTGTCAATAATCTCAAGAAGTTTATTTACTTCATCTTTAGATGCAAAATTACGAACAACAAGAATTTCCTCATGGGCTATTTCTGTATCAAATCCCGAATCATTAAATTCTTTTTCTAAAAATAACATATTAGTTTTCCACCTTGTATTGCTTACCTTCTTGATCTATTTTATATCCCTTTTTTAATAGATCTTGCCACTCTGCTCTTTCAATTTCCTGCTTGGCTCTTGTTTCTTTCATCTCGGCTGCCCAGGCATCTCTGAGTTCTTGTGGGTATGCATCTTCCTCACGATCATCCCAGAAAGATCCGATGGTATATCTAATTCCTGATTTAATTAATGTTACTTCATGCATATTATTAAACCCCCCATCAAATGCAGCAAGCATTCCTACTTTTGGTTGAATGCTTATTCCTTGACTTGGAAATTGCAAAAGACCTCCTTTAAAATTATCATTTAAATATAAAAATGCAGCATATCTACTTCTGGTAAATGCTCCAGAGTTTCCATGTTCATCTGTATTGTCAGAATGAATTCTTGCATATGCGCCTGGCTCCCATTTTTGTGTATGATATCCAATTTGAGAAATTATCTTAGGGTCAAGATCATGAACAGATGCAACTGCATTAATAATTCCCTGTTTAATTTGTGTAAAAATATCCGAAGGCAATCCTTCTGAAATTACATGTTCATCATTATCTTGTGGAAGAACAGAAGAGTATGATTCATAAAAAGATATTGGCATCCAATTAATGCTTCCTAATTCTGCATGCTTATCTAAAACCTTTATAAGTTTTGCAGAAGTTTCTGAATCAATAAAGTTTTCATAAATAACAATATCTTTAGTTATTCTTTTTTTATTTTCTAAATTCATCGTATCCTAACTCCTTCTGTAATAAAGTCTCTCTGTGGAGCATATTGTTTCATCATTTCTTTGTGAAGTTCTGCCCAAACCTCTACTCCGTGTTCTTTTTCTTTTTCAAACCATTCTTTATCGCCTACATCATATTTTGTCCAATAAGTTCTTATTAAATACTTTTCTGTACCACTAGATGGGCAGACACCGTGAAGATACGGCTCATTGTTTTTAGATAGTACTTCTGGGTGCCCGCTTGGAAAAACAATCCAGTCACCTGCCACAGGTTTATATTTTATTAAATTACCATCAATATAAAAGTCAAGTTCTCCACCCTCATAATCATCATTAAAATAATAATTAGCAGTTATTGCAAACTTATATCCTGGTTTTTTGATTGGCTCTCTCATATAATCAGAATGATAGCGCATTGCCATTGGTGTTGTCATGTCTTTACGATATTGACATATAGATGGTCCATCATTTCCCCATAATGGTATCTCTTCTCCATTGTGAGTTTTAATAAGTTGTTCTTTATTAAAATTAATTTTTTCTTTATATTTAGAAATGTAGGCATCTGTAACTTTGTCGTAGCCTTTGCTTACCTCAAGTAAAAAATATTTTTGATCTTCTTGTATTTTACTTTTAGTTGGTAAATTGTTTATAGTTTCAAAATCAAATTTAGTAGGTTTATTGGTTCTTGGGTCTAATTTAACAAGATCTGGAAAGGCATGCTTTATATACTTACCAAAACCTTGCCAAGCAGACCATTCTCCTAAAATTCTATCTTCATTGTTGTCTGTAGATTCTTTAACTATTTCGTATAATTTCTGTGGATTATCCATAACATTTTGATAGATAATTATATTTTCATATAGTTCTATTTCTTTCATTAGTTTCTCCTAATTCCATTTTCTGGATCCCATGCTTTTATTACTTCGTCATTAGGAAAAATTCTGTAATATTGTTTATTATTGTCTGGCTTTATTTCTCCAGTATGTTCTAGTATTTCCCAAAAAAATGGGCAAGTATATCTTACTCCATTTTTAATTTTTGTAACACCATGCACATAATTCATATCGCCTGGAAAAAAGTAAGCAGATCCTCTCTTTGGTTTAAACTGTATACCTTGGTTTGGAAAATATAATTCTCCACCTTCATAGTCATCATTTATATAAAATAAACTTGCTATATCGTAATTAGGAAAATCGTTTGGAGTTCCTGCGTCTTCGCCTTGATGTAACTCTTTATCTGCATGGGGCATTTGAAATTGTCCTGGCAGCCACTTTACAATTGTTTGACCTGTAGGCTGAACCTTTACATTAAAAAATTTTTCAATTACTGGTTGTAGTTTATTAAATAAACCAATTATAACTGGAACAATATTTGGATCATTCTGATTAAGAGATGGTGCGCTTGCAACTCTATCTTTCCAGTATTCAGCATCATATATTACAGTTCCATTTTCATTTTTATGGCTTTCTGTTATATCCCAAACTGTTATTGCTCTGGCTGCTTTATCTAAAAAGTCAACCTCTTGCTGAGTCATAAAGTTTTCTAGTTCAACAATATTTTCTGGGCCATGGCCAAAAAATCCTGATGGTGTGCTTGATGGCTTTCTAAATACTGTTATGGCATCTTCTGGCTTCATAATAACAATTATATCACAGGAATATAATCCTGAGCCTTTGCCTTTATACCTAAGTTATTAAAGAATCTTTCAATATTAAATCTCCAATTATCTCTTCCAAAAGATGTTCCTATTCTAATACATAAAGTCTCAAAGTCTTCTTCAGATAATTTATCTTTAATTTGTAGAAGTGCATTAGTTATATCTATATAATTTTGTCTTACAAAAGATGGGTCTCCCGCTTGATTTCTTTTTAACACCTTTGTATTTATCTTGCCCGATGGTTCATAAAGAGATACTGTTAGATAGTTTTTTGCAAATCCAGCATCTTTATACATTTCATAACCAGCAACTGCATCAACAACATTATCGTAAGAAATTATAGATCTCACTGGCGATTCTCCATCTC